ATTGATGGTAACACCACCCGCTGCGCTTGCTCGGAATGGCTCACTGTCCTGATAAGCACCACTTGCTGGAACATTCGATGTAATAGTATTAGCCACCTCTGTTGTATCAATAAAGGTCTCTTCATCAACTGGAGAACCACCGCTATCTGTTATTCTAGCACCTGCGGTAGGGATCAACGATACGCCATCATACGTAATATCACCGTCTGTTAGCTGTAATACCTGGGAGTCCGCATGAGCACCAAATACTCTATTCCATCCATCAGGGCTTCCTGAAGTCTGCCAACCATATGCAGCAATAGCACTGTTGAGATCGCTAGGAATAGAACCAAAGAAACCGACGCTGGTGCCTGAAGAGTTTCTGGTTAGGTGTCCCTGGAACGCAGCGTCGTGTGCGCCGTCAATTGCCTGGGCAATAATAAATGAACCACCACTGGAGATAACTGTCGCCTGATTGTGGAATGTTACATTACCAAGGGCGCTGATATCCATTCGTAACGTACCAGCAGTGGAGAACGCAATTTGGTTTGTTCCATTAGTATACATTCCCGTACTTGGGTCGCTGACAAATGAATATGAAGGAAGTGCGGCGGTACCACCTGCATTTAATATGCGAGGTTGTGGAGAACCCGAATCGGCAAGTGTTAGAGCACCTGTCATTGTTCCACCTGACAGTTCTAAAACTCCAGCTTCAGTACCAGTGCCATTTATCCACTTGCTCGTTCCGCCATCATAATACAATATGTCTTTATCAGGGACAGGACTTCCATCAATGGTAATTGTGGTATCAGTTAAACCAGCAAGGGTTGCTGGAACAGAGGCAAAGCTCAAAATACCACTGGAGTTGGTTGTTAAGAAATAACCATCAACTGATGTTGGGTCGTCAGTAGGAAGAACCCAAGTGCGTGTTGATAGCGATGGCGAGCCTGTCATAGCATCAGGAGCCTTCAGAACAACTTGTCGAGAACCTGTGTTAGTACTTTCAGTGAAATGAACCGAACCACCCGTCGCACCATCTGAACCTCTAATTAGCAATTCACCTGGGCCACTTCCGCCAGGTCCGTCACCAGGAACTAGGATTATGTCGCCACCACCCGATGCGCTATCGCCACCATTAATGGTAACATTGCCGCCTGTGTTACTTGTTCCTGCACCACCTGAAATGGTTACCTGTCCGCCCTGCGTTCCACCACCAGCTGCGAATGAAAGCGCGCCGCCAGAACCAGAACCTGTACCTGCGCCTGCTGTGGCAGTTATCGAGCCTCCAATAGAAGAACCGCTGCCAGGAAGAATTTTAATATCGCCTGCGAAGCTACCAACTGCAGTACGAAGCTCAATGTCGTCGCCAGGCCCGCCAACTTGTGTATTTCTAATTGCAAAACTATTGACATTCAAGTCCGCACCAAGCTCTGGAGATAAGTCTTCAACAACATTCCTCAAGAAAGCAGGAGAGCCAGTGCCAGCAGAGGTAATAGCATCATCAACATACTTCTTGTTTGGAATGTCATCGTCTGCAACTACCAAAGAGTGGTAGCCAGGAGAACCAACAGAAAATACACTCAACAAACCCACATCAGATATTCTGAACCGTTCAAGGCTATTCGTTACAAATCCAAGAGCGTCTGCTGATGGTCTGTACATACCTGTATTTGGGTCAGCGGAGAAAGCAAAGGAAGGGGCTCCAACAGAACCTGACTGTCCCTGTGCCTGAACTGCAAACTGTGCCGAACCACTCTGTAGAGAGAAGCGTGCGCCATTGTTGACAGTGAAGTCAAGGCGGCCCGCGCCTGCTTGATAAAGACCCGTATCGAGGTCGCCAGCAAATGTAATGCCTGGGGCAGACGCAGACCCGCTGTCTAAAATAACTCGCGATGGAGGGGAACCGTCCATTAACAAGTCGCCTGACATTGTGTCGCCAGCCTTCAGTACATATGGAGAAAGGTCAATAGCACCGACGGTGTCGTCAACATATCTCTTATTTGGAATGTCATCATCTGCAGTTACAAGGTTAGCATATGTTGGAGAGCCAACCGAATTAACACTCAACAATCCATCGGCGGCGACGCGGAAGCGTTCGATACCGGTTGTGGAGATAATAATTGTATTATCTGCTGGATGGGAAATACCTGTATCTGTATCGTTGGCAAGATAAATTGTTGGACTAGCAGCTGTACCAGCTCTACCAATTGCCAAACGAACACCTGTGTTAACAATTTGCAGTGCTGAGTTATTAAAGGAGGTGTGCTGTGTGCCTGCAACGGTGACGCGAAGTGTTCCAGCGCCGTCAGTGTAAATGCCTGTGTCTGGGTCACTGGTGAAACTGTAGCCAGGTACCGTCGTGCTTCCGTTGGGAGCATAAAACTGTGATACCGGAGAACCCGACAACACAGTCAAGCTGCCAGTCAGTGTTCCACCAGTTAATGGCAAATAACCTGCTAGGGCAGCGGTGACAGCGTCAACGTCCGCCTGAAATGCAAGGATGTCCCAACTTGAGCCGTTATGAACTTCTAAACGCGAGCTGCCAGTCTTATAGAACAGCTCTGCCACATTTGGAGTGGTCGGCGATGGACTGCCAGATGGGGCTGTTAAATTTACAATCTCCGACCCTTCAGGGTTGGTCATTTGAAAATGTTTCATTCAGAGTTCCTTATATAACACATAGATTTCTTTGTTAAGGTATTTATGAAACAGATAAATAATGTCTGAGGCCAAAAGATGAACTTAGACGAAATTTTACACGGCGATACAAAAATAATAGACCCTATTCAAGCCAAGTGCTCGATGTTCCTTGAAATGTCGGGAGGGTTGCCTTTGCTCAAAAATCTTCCCTGTCACTACGAGGATTTCCACAAAGTCAAGCTAAGATTACGCAAAAAACAACGAGATGATAGGTTTGCGAAGACATTCAACGAAGCATTTGACGAAATACCCCACTTGCGACAGCGAGCAATGTTCGTTAATGGTCCAGAGTCATTCGTCGCAGAGTCTGGTGAAAGAGAACCCTTTTACATCTTTCCAACAGATGGATTTAAATTCATGTACAGCCTTGAAGTGAAAAACTCCAGCACTGACTATATGGAAGCGTTTGATACACTATTGTCGTCTGTTTCCAGTGGTGTGGATAATCTAATGGAACAAGTACTGAAGTATTCATATGTGTATGAAAATCTCAATGAAGGCATTGACCACGGTTCCGAAATCATCCTATTCAATATGCCATTCTGTTATGCTATTAGGGTTGATTGCGTTGAAGATTATGAAGAAATATTAGATAGTGCGGGGGCAGCGTGAAAAGGGTTTTTGTAAAAACAGAGGAAGAAGCAAAAGCACTTGCCAGACAACAGCGGCGTGAAAATGAAAGACGCAAGCGCGATGGTGTTGAGATGATACCCGTAACAGAGTTTAAGGTGAAAGAACCTGAGAAAAAGAACCCCAAACCACCAGCTGCTCCAAAACCGAAGAAAGAACCACCAGCACAGCAACCTATTAAGCTAGCCGACACGAAAGGGTTATCAAAGAAAGAACAAGAGGTTCTCGCTAGAACATTAATAAAATCCGTTGAAATCATCGACGAAGGCAAGCTAGTTGATTCTCCAACCAAAGTAAAGGATACTTCCCCTGCAGACATTTCCAAAGCCAATCTTGAAGAGAGGCGGAGGAAAGCTCGCGAACGACGAGAAAAATTAAAACACTAACTGCAGGAAAGCAATGATATCCTTTGTAAAACCAATAGATTACCACGAAAAAATTAAGATGGTAGCAACAGCCTTGATGATGGTTGCTGCTTGTCTAATCAGCTTTTCCCCTGATTTGGCCGCCAATAGCGCTCTAACCTTTTCCCTATTTTTCTTGGTTCATATTATTTGGGCGTCATATGCTTTGGTGTGGAGAGAAATGTCTCTACTTTGGATGAACATTGGATTGATACCTCTCGACATTTACGCAATTGGTGTTCGCATATAAATATAAAACAGGAGACGAAAATGTCACAAACAGTTATTTCTTTTAAATTACTTTCTGGTGAAGAAGTCATGGGCCGCTTGGTTGAAGAGCTGGATACCATCATCAAACTAGAAAAGGTACGAAGCGTACAGATGGTCCAGCAGGGCCCACAGCAGATGGGTATGGCTATCATTCCTTATTCCGCTACAAATATTGACGGTGTAATTCCTTTCCGTAAGACTGCATTGTCAACGGATCCAATGACACCTTCCGATGAGACAGAAAAGCTGTACATGCAACAGACAACAACGATCGCCCTAGCCCCTTAATAAGGAACATTAATGGCTGTTATCGAATACAAATGCACGACATGTAAGAGGGAAATTGAAATCCCTGAAAACAAATATGGCCTTGAGGTGGTGCAGCGATGCACCATCACAGAGGGCTGTCGTGGTGAATTGTATCGAGTCGGCCGGAAACAAGACTTTCTTCGTGGATCATTACCTCCACGAGTGACAGGTCTAACAGACTATACAGCTCGACGAGCGTTATTCAATCACACACAGTCAGTATTAGCAACAGACTGGTTCATCACTCACAATATGGGCGTTGTTCCTTCTGTTCAAGTGTTGGTTGATAGTGCGGCGGCAACAGCAGTTGAGACAGATCAAACAGTGCCTTGTGCCCTTCGTGGCGACAGTGAGGCTCAAACACAGGTAGAAACAACAGATTTCACAATCGAAATTGTGAACGCAAACGAACTTATTCTTCATTTCCCTAGTCCGCAGTCTGGACTAGCACAGCTCATTGCTCGGTCAACAGCTGCGGCAGTAGTAGAAACAACCACTGCTTCAACAGCAGAGCAGGTCCAGATTACAGCAACGAACACGTTGCTTACTGTTGCTACATTGAATGAAATAATTCCTGAACCAAACGATATCACACTAGACATTACATACCTCTCACCAGACGGCGTTACATCCGTTGTTCACAGATATGACATTGGAACATCCGCTAACGTTGATTCTCCTTGGGATGATTTTGAAACCATTCTCATCCAAGGTAAGAGATATAAGGTCCGCACATTTGATGCGTATATCGCAGAGATGGGTGATGGTACCCTTCCAGATGGTTCTTCTTTTTACTTCAGCTCGTTGGACATCGATGCCGACGGTTCCCCACCAGGGCCAAGAGGACTGGGTGCTCGGGAAGTATATGTGCTACTGGGTCTTGACCCATACACTAACATTGACAAGGTTAAGGACCAAGTCATTGATACAAGTAAAGTTACAGCAGCCAATGCTGAACTATCCCTCTTTGTTTCTAGCCGCGAGCTATTTGCTTTCGATACCACTATTGATTCTACGTTCCCTCCTATCCGCGAAATTAGTTGATTTCCAACTTGTCGCGCAGTATAGTTAAACCAAAACAATAACAATAAAAGGATCTCTATGAATCTCAAAAAGCAATTATTGCTTGTGGAGTATATGATATCTTCTCCAGATACATTTGCCACTTGTACCACAATTATCAATTCTGACTACTTCGACCCAGAGGCACGCGACTCTGTGAAGTTTGTTCAGGAGTATTATAATGACTATAATTCCCTACCTACACCAGAGCAGATCGCTGCGGAGACTGGTCAAGATTTTCAACTGCGTGAAGTAACCAAAGACAAAGTAGAATACTGCTCCAGAGAGATAGAGAAGTTCTGTCGTAGTATGGCATTAAAACAATCAATAATGGACGCGGCATCAATATACGAAAGCGGTGAAGCAGATAAATTTCCAGCAATTGAAACCCTTGTAAGAGACGCTCTGATGGTGTCACTAACCAAAGATTTGGGTACAAGTTTCTTCGACGATGTTGAATCAACATTAGAAAAACTATTGTCATCTGAACTGTATGAACCAACAGGTTGGACAGAGTTTGATGATGTATTGGGTGGCGGTCTTGCTCGTAAGCAAACATTACTACTGTCAGCCAACTCTGGTGGTGGTAAATCCATCGTTATGGCTAACATTGCTCTCAACTATGTGGAGCGAGGAAAGAATGCTCTATACATTAGTTTGGAGCTTTCCGAGGAAATGATCTATCAACGATACATCGCTATGGTGGCTGGTGTTAGCACAAGAGATTGGCAGCATCAAGTTGACGATACAGCACACAAGATTCACGCTGCTGGCGACAACGCTGGAACACTATTCATTAAGCGTATGGCTCAAGGTTCAACAAGTAACCAACTCCGAGCATATCTAAAAGAATTTGAGTTGAAGAATAATTTCATCCCAGACGTAATCTGTATGGACTACATTGACTTGATGGGTTCCAATGATAAGATTTCCGCTGACAACATTCACGAAAAAGACAAACGAGCATCGGAAGAGTTCCGTGAAATTGCTAACGACTACAACGCTATCGGCATTACTGCTTCGCAGCAGAATAGGGGTGCTGTCACAGCGACGGAATTGAACCACAGCCACATTGCTGGTGGTATCAGTAAGATCAATACCACCGACGTATATGTCAGCATTATTATGTCAGACCAAATGAGAGCGAAGGGTGAAATAGCTTTGAACTTCCTCAAGACACGATCCAGTGATGGCGTTGGTCAAACAATTCACTTAGATTACAATAAAGTTACATTAAGAATCACAGACCCAAATGGTCTATCGATGCCAAAAGTAAGACGAACGTCACCCGAGGAAGAACCAGCAATAGATAATAGCAACAACTTATTGGGGCTGATGTCGTCAATCAACGGTTGACATACAAAAAGAACCAAAGTATAGTATTGAAGATAACAGGAGATAATAAAATGAGACTACAGACAGACGAAACAAAAGTTGTAACAATCGAAGACCGCACCATCGCAGTCGACACCCTACCAGAACAGGCAAAGCAGCTGGTTGCATTCTACGATGACTGGAAGCAGCGCGAACTTGAAGCCCGCTCCGAAATGATGATGGCGAGCACCGCAATGAAGGCTCTGGCTAACCAGATCGCACAGGTCGTTGTGGAAGCTGAACAGGCGGCCGCACAGGCAGCTGAACTTGACGCAGAGGCTGGTGATCTGGTCGACAAGATTCGCGAGACAGCGAATGATTAAAGAAAACACTCTCGTTAACGTTTCGTACCAAAAGATCGAAACGTTAGGAAAGCAGATGGTGCACGGCGAATTCACTTACCGTACCATACTACCAACATATGTCCCTCAACCAAAGCACATGAATGTGAAGGCCCTTGATGTGACAGACCTTTCCCCCGAAGAGCGCGAGAATGTCCTAAGTGCATGGAAAGAATATCAGGAATACTTGGAAGAACAACGAAAGACCCTCTTTGCTTTTGATGAATTCGTTGAACAGAAGGATGGTACCCTCCCTGATCTAAAGTGGCGGACGTTTAAAATGGATTACCTCACAGAAACAAAATAATCCACTGAAATGTCATTTAGGCAAAAGAAACCCCCTTCGTTGGGGTTTCTTTTTGTGTGTGAGAAATGAATAAAGCCATAAATATAAACGAATTGGTTTATAAAAGGAACTCACTATGTTAAAAGAGCTAATCGAAGAAACAGCAGCAGGTGGAGCCGCAGGTGTAACATCTGCAGGCGCAATCGCAGGATTCCGCGAACCTATCGGCAGTAAAACTGGCAAAAAGGGTAAGAAAAAGAAGAAGATGCAGCGTCGCGCTGTTGGTCTTCCTTATTCCTTTCATCTTGTAGGTGAAGGTGCCGGATTTGGTCGCTTCCTTTCAGAGATGGAAGATAGCAACTTTGACCGTGCTGATGTTATAGCAAAGTTGAAGTCGGCAGCGAAAGCAGCCGAAGAAAAGGGTGCTGACAGCAGCGGTTTCGCTCTTGAAGACGAAAAAGGCTCTATGGTCAAGGTTTGGGTTCCTGACGACCAGGCTGATAACTTTGCTCAGGCACTTCAGGGTGCTCTAGCAGGTGCAGACGAAGACGAAGACGATCAGAACGATTCTATCGAGATCGCTGAAGTTCTTTGGAAGTTGAGAAAAGAATTTGATATCATCAACGTTGAGTGGAGTGAGATTCCAGAAGACGAAGAAGAGCCAATGGAAGTTGAAGGTGGAGCTGGTGGTGAGATGGGCGCCGAAGGTGGCGAACTTGGAGCCGAAGGTGGTGCTGAAGGCGAACTTGGCGCTGAAGGTGAAGTCGACGACATGACAGCCGATGCTGGTGAAGTTGGTGAGCTTGGAGCTGAAGAGCCAGGTGCTGGCGAAGGCGAAGCTGCAACCGCTCTCACACAGGTCATTGATATGATGAAGGCTGACGCAGAGGCACGTAAGGCCGAAGCTGAGGCACGTGCTGCTGAGGCAACCGCTCGTACAGCAGCTGAAAAGGTCAAGCAGGAAGAAGAAATCATTGACATGGAAACCTACTACAAAGACCAGAAGGACGCTGATAAAGAATCTCAGCAGATCGCTAAGCTAGCAAAATACAAGCACGATCTAGCGGCTGATGAAGATCAAGGTCTTAGCGGCCAGTCCCCTGAGATGCCAGAGCCAGACGTAGAGATTGAAAAGGAAGTTGATGTTGATGTTAATGCGCAGCCAGAGATGGAAGAAGTCGGTCGCAGTCATCGTAACAACACGTCCATCACCAAAGGTGAGCTAGCAGACATGTTGCTTAAGGCTCTAAGAAGGTAAGAATGACATCATTCTCTTTTAAAGAATACTTGGTTGAAATCGAACAAAACATCTCTTTTGATCCAGAAGCAGAGACTCCTGAAGAACTTGCTAAGCGAGCTAAGATGGCGCATCGAGTGGCAGGCAGATCCCCTGGTCGTACGCTCCGTGATCGTCAGAAGGCCATCAAAGCGAAATCCGCTGATTTGAAGGTCAACAAAGACGATCCACTTGCACAAGACAGGTTAGCAATCAAGAATATGGAAGAGCGCATTGTCAAAATGAAGATGTTGCTTGCCAGAAAGGAACAGCAGATGGGAGCTGGCGTATAACATGAAACTATCAGAGATTATCTGCGAAGAGTGTTGCGAAGTTGTTTATACAGACGAGCAGGGTGAAATCCTAAGCGAGGCCGCTATTCGTCAATTCAAGCGTGTTGGTACAGAAATAAAACGCCAATACCGTTGCACTTCAGGACCAAAAAAGGGTAGAATAGTAGCTACTCCACAAGCATGTGCGAAACGCAAAGACCCCAAGAAGCGTCGCCATAGCAAGAAAGTGAATCGTTCTCGTAAGGGAGTACGCGTGATGAAAACAAAAATCGCGAAGAAGCACCAGGGGTCAAAACTAGTCACAAGGATGAATAGACGAATCTCGGGAAAATAATAAACTAAATACTACATGTTTATTCATACCAACGTTCCACCTATACAAGAAATGTCAGACAGAATTACCAACAGTCAACGTTGGTATACCACTCCATCTGGCGTTAAATACCCTTCCGTCACCACCGTTTTAGGTGCTAAAGAAAAGCCGTTCCTAGCCGAATGGCGCAACTCTTTGGGTCCTAAGAAAGCAGATGCTGAAACAAAGCGTTGTGCAGATAGGGGGACGGCAGTTCACAAGATGGCTGAGGATTATCTCAACAACGTTGAGAAGCCAGCAAAGGGGCACGACAACCTAAACGTTAAGTTGTTCAACCAATTAAAGCTCCGCATCAACAAAATCAACAACATCCGTGCTCAGGAGGTTCCTCTTTATAGCGACATATTGAAGATAGCAGGGCGTGTTGATGTGGTCGGTGAGTATGATGGTGTTCTATCTATTATCGATTTCAAGACATCAAATAACAACAAAACCGAAGAAATGGTTGAAGATTATTTCATACAATGCACAGCATACGCCATAATGTATGAGGAGCTGTATGGGGAATTTATCGAAGATATCGTGGTGTTAATTGCTGTTGAGAAAGGAATGATGCCGTTGTTATATAAGAAAAAGATTGACGATTATGTAAAGCCTTTGTGTGAACGCATAAATATGTTTTACAGCAATCAGAAAGGGAAATCATGAACGAATTTGAGTCAGTCAGTCAGCTAAGTGAAGCGTTTCGGTCAGGACAGTTTGATCTGCCCGATAACATCTATGTGAGAGGATTTCCTTTCCACAGATCACACACCATCATGTATCCTATTCCTGAAATGGCTCAACAGGACAAAAAAGCATTTCAGATTTACGCTGTCGACCCAAAAGCCAAAGAAAGCGAACAATGGCAAGCGTTGAAGCAGACTGACGTCGAATCCCGAGACATATACGAATGGATTGTTCTAATATGGGCCATTGATAGAGGTTTGGCTATCCGCCCAGCCCGTGCTGTGACAAACACCGCTGCACGTGCAAAAGTTGACTTGGTGACAGGGAACAGAGCATTAGCCGAAGGCAATAGCAACATTATCCCTGACACTGTCAATATTAAGTTCCTACAGTTCAATAAGCAGGTTCCTGCTAAAGTCGATACAGGTGCTAACCTATCATCGCTTCACTGTGAGGAATGGAAAGTGAATTCTGGCAAGAACATGGTTGAGTTCCGTTGCGGCTTGTTATCCGAGAATACTATCCGCACCGAACTACTCGATCAGGTTGCAATTAAGACTTCCGAAGGTTCTGAGTATCGTCCGGTCATCGCTCTTAACATTGCTATCAATGGTAAGACAATGCAGAACAGCAAATTCAATCTCAATGATCGCTCTAGCATGCAAGACAAGATTCTTGTTGGACAGAACATTCTTGAGAAGGGTCAGTTCATGGTTGATCCAAACAAAGAACAAAACAGATTTGAAGATGTCGATTGGGACGCTCTGCAAGAGATGTACAAAGACGTAAAGATCATCGAAGAGTCTACTGAAGCCAATAATAAGAAAATTGATGACCTGTATCAGACGATGCTTGACTGTGATGTCACTATGTCGGACTTGGCTCATCACATACTCATCCAGGAGAAGTAATGGTTAAGTCACCGTTCTACGTGGTGCAGGATTTCCTGTCGCCGCTGCTATGCGACCAAATTGCTGACGATATAAACTTCATCTACCCAGACAAAGACCAAGACGGTGTTCCAATTAAATCGTTAAAGTCCCACGAGCGCTCCGAAGAAGTTATCTTCCAACACCTTCAGAGACAAATTCCTAAATTTGAATCACATTACGGACTCGAGTATCGTGGAACAACCACAATGATGTTTGAATGGTATCCCCAAGGATGCAAGGGTGAGCAGCCTCACTGTGAGAATAGCGACTATACGAGCAAGAAGTGGGTCCGCACAAAGGACAGAGACCTGACGGGTATCTTATTCTTGTGTGACTATCACGATCACGTTCCATTCGATGGCGACTTCGAAGTATATGGTGGTAAAGTTGAGTTTCCTCAACACCAGTTTGGTTTCAATCCTAACAGGGGCACGTTGATATTATTTCCAAGTGAGCCTCATTTCATCAACGGCACCACGCCAATACATGCAGGTGATTCGTTTCAAGTGAGATTCCACGTCGCTGCAAGTGAGCCGTTCCTATATGATCCCGCTGATTTTCCTGGCGATTACACGACTTGGTTTGAAGAAATAGCATAGTTGTCATACCCATCATTCTGTAGTATCATACTTGAATGAAATCTGTAAGCGTTATATTCGCGGCCGCTCTAATAATGGCCATCATATACATGTCTTTCGGCATGGGTGTGCAGGTGGGCCTTGGTCAAGGACAGACGAATACAATTGTGCTCCCACAACTCCCTGCCGCTCCTGTACCTGCAGAACCTCCACCAGTTCTTCCCAAGGGTAACATTGAACACATGGATTATACTTTCTCCGATAAAGACGAAGAGTGTATGGCACTTAATATCTATTGGGAAGCAAAAAATCAAGATTTAAAAGGAATGCTAGCGGTCGGCTTGGTCACAATGCAACGAGTCCGTTCAAAACATTACCCAAGTGATGTTTGTGGAGTAGTGTGGCAGCAGAATAGGGACAGGAAGACAGGAAATCTAGTTGCCCAGTTCTCATGGACCCTGGATGGAAAATCTGATACCCCTAAACACAAGAAAGCATGGGAACAAGCGAATAGGGTTGCTAGTTCATTTGCTGGTGACGGTGGTACTGTGAAAGACTTCACCGATGGTGCATATCTATACCATGCCTATTATGTCAACCCTTATTGGAAGAAGCATTACGAACAAACCGCAACAATAGGTTCTCACCTCTTTTACAAATAATGGTTGTCTCCCTAAAAGGACAGCCGTATAGTAACAACACAGAACAAAATAACACATAATTATAACAACAAGGAGAATACCTATGTCCCTACCAAGTAGCCCAAATGACCGCCAGAAGCTAAAGCTAGCCATCGTTGAAATCACCAACTGCATGCTCCGCATGGACAGTGAGCGTGACGCAATGAAGGAAATCATTTCCGAGGCAGCCAGCAAGTACGGCGTCGACAAGAAGATGGTTCGCAAGATTGCTACAACCATGTACAAGCACAACTATTCAGACGTTCAGCAGGAAAATGAAGAATTCGAGCTGATGTATGAAACACTGGTTGAGGGTCGCAAGAACGACGAAGAGGCCGCTTAATGAGCTACATCTCTGCCGAACGTAAGGGCGACGATGTAATAGTATGGAGTCGAAATGAGCACGGTGCACGTGAAATGGATACGCACCGTGCTCCATTCTATTTCTACGTAAAGGACCCTGACGGAGAACACGAAAGCATCTATGGCGACAAGCTCAAGAAGCTTGAGTTCGCTACAGGTGAAGAATTCAATGCCGCTCGAAGCCAGTGCCGCAGTAGTGGCATTGAGATGTTTGAATCTGATTTGCCTGCTGAAGTCAAATACCTTTCACATAACTATTACAAAGTCCCTGCTCCAAAACTTAACGTAACAATGTTCGACATCGAGGTTGATTACGATAAGAAGATTGGATTCTCCACAATAGACAACCCATACGCTCCCATTAACTCCATCGCATTATATCACGACTGGGATCATAGGATGGTCGTATATGCTGTTCCGCCAAACAAAGGTTCACAGGCACTATCTCCATCAGGAGAGCCATGGACTGATGAAGAGATGTGGACGGCGATGAATGAGGTTGAAGAGCTTCCAAAAGATTGTGAAGTGGAAGTATATCTCGTTAAAAATGAGAAAGAACTTCTGGTCTGCATCCTAGATGAAATAGACAACTCCGATGTCATCATCGGCTGGAACAGTGACTTCTTTGACGTTCCATACGTAGCCAAGCGGCTCGAGTTGGTACTCGGCGCTCAATACTTTAAGAAACTCTCATTTCCTCACGCAAAGAAACCAAGGTTCCGTGAAGTTGAAATGTACGGCAGGATAAACCAAACAATTGATATCTTCGGAAGAATCAGTTGGGACTATCTTGCTTTGTTCAAGAAATACGAGATGGCTGAACGTCCATCATACAAGTTGGAATCAATTGCCAATGAAGTTGTACCTGAACTTCCAAAGTTAGAATATCAAGGCTCTTTGGCTAATTTGTATTACACTAACCTTCCATGGTTCCTTCGATACAACCTTCGAGACACAGAAGTTCTAAAGGGGTTCGAAGAGAAGCTAGGGTACATTGCGCTTGCTAGTGAAATGTACCATCTGTCATGTGGTTTAGACAAGCACGTGCTTGGAACATTGAAATTAGCAGAGCTTGCTATCAACAACTACTGTAACCACGAGCTAGGTGTTCAGTTCCCTGACATGGGCGACCCTGATGTTGGTGGCGGTATTGCTGGTGCTTATGTGCTCGAGCCACAAACAGGAATGCACGATTGGATAGGTTCCATTGACATCAACTCTCTATATCCGTCAGCTATTCGTTCTATCAACATCAGTCCTGAAATGATTGTGGGACAGTTTGATGATTGTATAAAAGCTGCGAAAGCTATTGCCGAAGGAACGATGGCGAGTCTCATTCTCACATATGAAGACAACACTGAAGAAGAGTACACGGCAGACGAGTGGCGGAATGTTCTTAGAGACAGGAAACAATCCATCAGTGGTTTCGGAACTGTATTCTCACAAGAGAAAGAAGGCATCATTCCTGCCATCCTAAACAACTGGTACTCCACTCGTAAGCACTATCAGAAGCTGAA